TAAAATGCCATTATTATCATAGTAAAATAATCTATAGTTTAGTATCTCATGTTGACCTTTATAGTATTGCAAACCTTGTCTAGCCTTTGCTTTTCCTGGAGAAGTTCTATCTCTATCTATTAATTTCTTAAGTTCTGAACCATTCACGCTTATCACCTCCTACACTAGCCATTTCTTAGCTTTCATTTCATCTTCTAATGAATACCTAATAGAATCTATACTATGGTTATTTTTATCTGGGAACTCTGCTTTAAAGTTTCCTTCTTTGTCTTTTTCTAGTTCATAGCCTAAGAACTCTCTAGCAGTATTAGGGCATCTTTCTTTATCAATAATTATCTCTTCTAAGTCCTGTAAAAACTTAACACCATGCTCTACACTATCTGGACCCTTCTTTGCTCCAATAATCTTTAATCCTAATTTTTTAAATTCTGCTATTGTTCTAGGTTCAGCACTATCTGCTACAATTCTGTTATTACTTTTATTTTCTTGTTTTATAGTTTCTACTGCTGAACTATTACTCATTCCAGCCTTATGAATTTCATAGAATATATATAATCTTCTTCTAGTTTTATCATAATGATTTACTGTATAGTGTAATGGATCACTAGCATAACCAAAGTCTAAACCTCTATGTACCCTATCAAAGTTTGCTATTTCTTCATCAGTCATTTTTCTTATAGTTATATTAGTAAATACTTCCCCACCAGTCCCAGTAACTGCTCCTAAATAATCATGTTCATACTTAGTAGGATTTACTTTTTTAAGATGTTCAGCTTCTAATATAAACTGTTCTCCAAGCCATTCCTTTGGTACACTTAAATAATTACTATGATGAACTAGCTTATCTTTTCTTGTCTGTAAAACCTCCATGTTTGCCCAATTCCTTTGGCTTTCTGGTGGGTTAAAAGAATAGAATACACAAAATTTAGGACCACCTCTCATAAGAGATTGATTAATATTTCTTATTTTGTCATACCCCTCAAACTCGTCTACTTCTTCATACCAAATATATTTTATATATCCCTTTGCAACTTTAATAGATTTCATTTTAAGAGGATTATCAGCACCTTTAAACAATACAACTTGACCGGTTGATTTAAAAGTAAGTTTTAATGGTGAAAAGTTAACTTCCCATTGGCTTTCACATTTAAGCTTTCCTATTGCCCATAACATTTGTTCAAATACAGACCCTCTTAGAGTATCTTTTACTCTTCTAAATATTACTGCGTTAGTTAGCTTTTCTTCTTGTGCATCTTTCATTATATTAAGAATAATTTCTATTGAAATAAAAGAAGACTTCGTACTACCACGACCACCCTTTAGCCAATGGTGAGTATAAAGTCCGCTTTTAATATCTTTATGAATTTGATGAAAACTAGGAGCTATTATTGATTTTAATTTTACTCTTTGCTTATTCATCTATATCATCTACTATCTCTATTCCTACATTTCCTTCAACTTCAACTTTTTCTGTAAATAATCTATATCTCTTACCCAACAACTCTGCTGCTTTATTTCTATCTTTTATATTAGGTCCTATATTAATTACTTTAGTTACAGTTCTATAGCCTTTTTTCTTACCATCATCTCCTATTACTGGTTCTTGCTCTTGAACTGCTAAAGGTTCTTTTTCTTCACCTCTAACAACTCTAGTAAGATATTTAAGGACTTCATCAGCTTTAGCTATTCTTGAATCTTCTAATTCTTTCATTTTTTCATCTATATAATTCTTAATATCTAGTTTTGACAAGTTCTCACTTGCTACTCTGTTTAAATTCTTGCCTTTATATCCAGCTTTCTTTGCTGCTTCTGTGGCATTGCCTAACTGTATATAATAATCAGCAAATGCCTTTTGTTTTGGTGTTAGCTTCACAATGCCACCTCCTTTTACTGCAATAAAAAAGAACCCCTTTAAGAGCTCCTTATATTATTTATTTATTTGTTTCTTCTCTTAGTTTATTTATAAATTTCGCTATTTCAATTGCAGTCTCCTCATTATTTTCACCTGCATATAACATGCCTTTTTCTATTAACGTTATTGTTATTTCTTTTATTTGTTCTTCATTCATATCAATACCCTCCACATACTCTATACTACTTACTTCATTTTTATTAATAAATTTAATATTTTTATTTGATTTAATAATTGTAATAAAATCATCAACAATTTTCAGCATTTTTCCAACAATAATAACCTGTCCTCTTTTATCCAATAACATAACCGTTCTTATATTATAAATATTTTTTAAGAAAGTACAAAGTGAAACTAGTATAAAGTTCATAATTATATATATAATAAACATTATTAAAAATTGTATTTTGTTATTGTTATCATTTTTAATTAAATATGAACTACAACCTAATATAAGTCCAGAAAAAAATGTAATAATTTGTGAACTTTTTTTAACTATTTTTCTGTATCTATCCTTTTTACCTATTAATATATTAAGTATATTCTCTTCTTTAATTAGTTTACAACACGCCAATTCAATTATACAAATAATGATTAAATATATATACTTAATCATGTTAATTATTGTACAATATACTTCAATCTTACATAAAAAATAACTTAATGCTATTCCTATACCAAATCCTTCAACTAAAATAAAGATAACCAAACTATTAAATACTTTTTTATCGCCATCCTGAAGTTTTAAGCTAAAGATTTCATTTTCAAGTTCATTTTTTATACTTCCAAACATATATATAATAGATAATATAAATATACCTATTGGAAATATAGTATTTACTATATTATATAATTTCTGATAATCCAAATAAGTCATGCCTTCTATCATTAATGTATTTATACATGTATACTAAATTTTTCTACATTTAAATGTTATTTCTTATTTTAGAATAAAATATATTGACGAAAATTGCAATACTTTTTTTGCATTGACAGTTTATTTATAATTATTTTTTCAAAATAAAAGACACCCATTTCTGAGTGTCCCAACTAAGATTTACAGTATCCCTGCTGTGTTATCTTTTTCTATGATACTATCATAACACTTTTTTTCTCATAATTTGTTGCAGTTCCGTTGCAATTTTGTTGCACGTTTTTTATAAGGTTACTATTTTATTTATATATTTTACTATCCTTTCTCTAGATCTACTTACTGTACTCTTATCCATATTTAACTTAAATCCTATCTTTTCTAAACTTAACTTATCTTTATATTTCATTTCTGCTATAAGTCTATGCTGTGTATCTAATAATTCTATTGCATATTTCATATCTGAATCCTGTTTACTTATTTCTCTAATTTTTGCATGGATTCTAAGTATCTCTTTTCTTGTACTTTTCCATTCTAGCTCTAATTTTTCTACTTGTCTTACTATTTCTCCTTCTACATAGCTTGTACCCATTGGAGATGTCTGTACTCTTTCCTCATATCCTATACCCATATTTGTACATACGCTTACTTTAACATTTGTATTTATAATATCCTGTCTTAGTTGTTCTTTAGTATTTTCTAAAACCATGCATCTATATTCTAATTTGTCTATTTTCTTAATGCTGTCATAATATCTATATATTCTACCCTCTATTTTTTTAAACATTTCTTTGTCCATTAATAACCAGCTCCGTATCCTTTTTATATATTCCACAAAACAATTTATCTATACGTATAATGTACTGTTTATCCTTTTCCATGAATATCTCATGTACACTATCTTGTTTTAATTTAGGATGCACCTTTGTACAATCTTTTAATAATCTAACTTTCTTGGTATGCTTAGATATTTTTATATCAAATATACTTATTTGACCCCCAGCAATATATTTATCCATATCTATACGCTCAACTTAATTTCTTTATATTTCCAACCTTTGCTTTCCTTAATTTCACTCTCTTCAATTTGTTCACTAAATAAAACCTCTAGGTCATATCTAAATCTTATCCTCTTTTGTTCACTAGGTATCTCTATCCCATTTTCAATACACCATTTTAGTGGTATAGACTTCCTATCAGTTGTTTCAATAAAATCATAAAGTATTTGTATCTTTATTGCATAAACTCTCTGTACACCCCTAAAATTAAGCAGAAAATAAGGTATTACATTTTTATATCTACTAGCCTTAATCATTCCTTCTAATTGGTTTTTTCTGATTCCACTTAAAGGTATGCTTACCCCTTGATAGCTCTTAAGTTCTAATAGAAACAATTTATCTTTTGCAAATACTTCAAAGTCACATATGTTATGAGCTTGGAACCTTACATTTTCGTTCTTATCTCCTCTGAAGTTTGCAGTACCATCTTTATATCTGTTACACCAACACCATTCTGGAACTGACTTTTTGAAATCTTCTTCAAACTTTTTACCTTCATTCTTAGCCAATTTCATCACCTTCTTTGTTTTTAACTGACTATCAAATGATAATATGAAGTTATAACAATATCATTTGATAGCCTTAATCCTATCTGATAATATTTTTTACTATCTCAATAGCTTCTACTGTGGTATGTCCTTCAAAATACATTCTTACAACTTCATCTGCCCAAAAGTTATTGTCCATCTTTTCCTCCATTAGCTAACCAATTCATTGTCTCCATTCCTGGATCATCATCTTTGGATTTTTTATTGCATTTTTCTAGATGCTTTTCAAAATCATAATTTATACTTTCTTGCAAATTTTTAAATAATTTATTTATTTCTTCTTCCTTATTTTCTAGTATTCTTTTCCTAAGATCACTCTTAGGTTCTAAAGCATGTACGCTTTGTTTAAAATCCCATAAAGCTTCTAGTAAAACTACTATTTGCTTTTTAGTTAATTTCATTTCTTTCTTTTTATCAGCTGTAATTATTTCAAATTGTATTTGGTCCATCTTCACACTCCTTTATTTTTACGAACTAACACTTTAATTCTATTCTTACAGTTAACCCAGTATTTAAAACAACACTTCTTAACCATATCCAATTTTCTTCGTTATCTTCAAATTCTCCACTAATTTCATATTCTATTTTATCTTTAGGCATTTTTAAACCTATGCCCTCTGCTAATTGCTTAACTTCTTCTTCTGTAAAATCATGTAACTCAATAGTAAATTTAAACTTGTTCATGCTCTCATCCCCCTAAATTACTTTAAAACTTTTTCTTCTTCTTTTAACTTCAAGCTCTTTATAGTAGTTAGACATTTCAAATTTATTGCACTCAAACTTAACTTTATATCTACTCAAACTTTCATTATCCATTCCGTAGTAATAACATTCATCACAATTAAAACAACTGTGGTTTTTGATTTCTTCACATTCTTCTGCAGTTGGTATTGGATAAATTTCAACGCTATATTTGCACTTATTACAAAGACATCTATCACATATACTTGCATCATATTCTATTTCTATATGATCCTTAGCTTTTAAAAAGGAAAGTTGTTCACTTTTCAAATTAACCACCAACTTTGTTTCGTTTTATACTATTTTCACGAACTTACTTATCCTTCACTATCACATAGTCTTTATCTTCAACATGGTCATGTATTGCAACATATTTAGTTCCTTTATGTTCTTTTGCTATAAATGCTATATTGTAGTCTTCACATAGTTTCTGTATCAAATTTACTACAAAATTTACTTCTTCTTGTCTTTCACTCATATCTATACCTCACTAAGCTTTCAATCTATAGTTATTTTCCTTACCTTCTATTTGTACTATAAAATATTTACACATTTCATATATCCTACTGCCTACACCTTCATCAAAATTCAGCATTCTCTCAATAATGAATTCTGTAGAAACTATTATTGGTAAATTATTTAAATACCTATAATTTATAATTTCAAACATTATATTTACATCTGATTCAGTTACTTTTCCTTTAAATAGATCATCAATTAGTAGTATCTCAGCTAATTGATACTTGCTTATTTCTCTTTTGTAATATTCATAATCAATCATATTTTGCTTTAGAGCTGTAACAACATCTCTATAAGGCATATAAATTACATTAGTACCTTTCTTGATGAAGTTTAATGCTAGTGCTATACTCAGATGTGTTTTTCCGCTGCCTACTTGTCCACAAAATATTATTGAATTTTGTTTAGAATCCCTTATATCATCAAATTTCTTGTAATAAGATGTAGCTGTGTTTTTAGCTGTCATTGAAGTATCATTCCATACTTTAAAATTCCCAAAGGTCTTATCTGTTTTTTCTGGATTAATACCTCGATTCATCCATTGCCTTTTATTTATTTCCCCTTCTTGACACTTGCACCTAGTCATTGTTAAATTATCTTCTCTAATTATCCATCCTGTATCTTTACATTTTGAACACTTATATAAGGTCTGTGGTGTCAATTTCTTCTGTGATTTTTGGCTTTGGTGGCTTAAATCCATCCCATTTTCCTTCACCTTTTTTAATATCCTGTCTAGTGCTTCCACTGTTGTCCTCCTTTCCTTCTGATTTCCAATTTTCTAAAACTGTTTTTATCCACGGTTTAACAAACTTGTTTTTACTGCTAACACATTTTTGAATAGCTTCCTTTGTCCATTCTTGTCCATACATATCCAGCCATATCTTTAATGCTCCTATATGTTGAGCTATACTTTGTCCTGGCATCAATTCTGAAAAATATTTACAAAGTTCTAATGCGTATGAGTGTGTTTCATTGTTCTCATTTACTTTACTCTTCTTTACTTTACTTTCCTTTACTTTACTTTGGGGATTAATGTCTGCATTAACTCCATTAATGTTAACAATAACTAGATTTTTGTATACATTAACTGTTTCATTGTCTAAAAGTAAGTATTCTTCATTCATTTTTACCTTTTGTCTACGCCCTACAGCTTCTAAATACCTACGCTGAATGCCCTTAGATGTAAGTATCTTGTGGTTTTCAAGGAGGTCACTATTAAATAACCCCCATTTAACACAATCATTAATGACAACATTAACTTCATTAATGTCTACATTAACCCTATTTGAAAAGAGTAATTGTTCCTTTTCTGTCCACTCATAGAAGTAACTGTTCTTATAAATCTTCATTAACAGTTTAATTACTATAGCAAAACCCAGTATGCCATGTTGAGCTTCTATGAGTGCAATCTTATCATCCTGGTCCATATCTACATCTAATGGGAAATAATCTAATCCGCTTTTTTGTGGTCTTGCCATCTTTGTCCTCCTTCAAACCTACAATGCTTGTTTAATTATTTTCTAAATTACTTTCTTGATTTTCATCCTTTACTTCAAAATCGGTATTTATATATTCAATATTGCTTTGAACATCAGAATCTTCTACTATAGCATCTTTTATAATATTTGAATCCGCAGTATAAGCATTTTGCATTTCTATGCTTAAAATTCCCCATTTACTTAACATATTTCTTAATACTGTCTTTTTAGCCATTGCATCAAAATCCTTATTCCATCCAAAATCTGATTTACTAAACTTATTTTTATGTTTAATAATCTGATCCTTTGTCCAATATGTTGACTTTTTAAATCCGTTGAGTAATTCAAAATATCCTGCATACCCTATAATTGAATCTGATTCTTTTTTAGAAAAATCTATTTTTAATTCTTCAGTAAGTGGATTCCACTCCTCAAGTTCTCCTTCATGTACCTCTATCACATTTATAGATTTATACTGTCCAGTTCTTAATGCTAACTGTACATATCCCTTATATCCCATTTGAAACTGTGCTTTATTTTTATAAGGCACTACCCATGCATACCCTAGATTTTTATCTACAGGTAAGTCCATTGTTGCTGCAACCATACAACTTGCAACTACACTCATAGGATCACACTTTTGTAGGTTCGTATCTCCATTAACTAAATTCACTATACTGCTCATATATTGTGGTGCTTTTTGGTTCAATACTTCTTCAAATCTTTTCTTTATGCCACCATTACTCAAAAGTCCTTTTACTGTACTTCCTATTTCTGTTTTACTTTGTTTTTTTGATAATTCATTCTTTAAACTAGATGCTGTTGCCATATTATTTTTCCTCCTTAATTGATAATCTTCTACTTAAACTTTCCTTCAAACATTTATCATAAGTATCCTTAAACTCAGCTTTTAATTTTTTAGAATCAACTCTACTACTTTTTATTTGTTTCCAGCTAATATCAAAACCAGGAACATGAGCTAATTCTGCATTTCCTATATCATTTTTAAGCTGATTTTCTAATTGATTAATTTCCTCTTTAAATTCCTTTTCACGTTTTTTTAATTCAAAATATTCCTGTAATTTATTTTTATAACTAGAATGTAACTCTACTATTTCTCCCTCATTTGCAATCTTAAATTTCTCATTAACCCACTTTTCAGCTGCTGAACTTCCATCCAATGCTGGCGGTGTTTTGTTTTCTACTAGTTTCCAAAATTCTTTTTCAGTATTAATTATCATTCTTATGAGTTCTTCATCACGTTCTACTTCTTTCCATATAAATTTTTGTCCACCTATTAATACTGCTATATATCCCTTTTCTGCTCCTGTTACTTCTAAATAATGCTGCACTTGTACTAAATAGCTAGCTGGTATTTCTTCATCTTTCCATTCTTTAGCTAAAAACTGATTAGCTGTTTTACATTCTAATACAGCGCTTTCTCCCACAACTCTTCTATCTATATTTGCAACCATAAATGGATACTTTTTATGTTTAAAATGTCTTCTATCTCTTCTTACTTTTTTACCTGTTCTTCTTTCAAATTCTTTAGCAACTACTTCTTCAAACTGATCCCCCCAATAAGCTGCTTCACTTTGCTCTTTAACTTCAGTAATTGGCTCAGTTTTTTCTAAATAGACTTCAAAAGGAGTTTTCCACTTATTTATTCCAAGTATTGCTCCTACATCACTTCCACCAATACCTTTTTGTCTTTCTTGAAGCCAGTTAAGTTTATTCATATTTAAGTTCCTCCTTGAATCTACACTTTAATTCATCATCTTCACTGTTATAATAAACTTCACTTAAGTAATACTCTGAATTTTCTTCATCATAAATTTTGAAATCATTAGCATTTAATACAGCAAGTTGTGCATTTATACTATTAATTAGTACATTTAATGTTTTATTCATACTTTACAAATCCCCCAATCTAATTTAGAATCTAAGTATCTAATATTTAAAAATCATTTAATTTTGAGCTGTTGGCGCAGCTCTTTTTTATTCTTTTGTGCCTTATACAATTACCAGCTTTTTTCATAACTCCTTGTTTTCTTAAAATACAAACTTTACTTTCAATTGTTCTAATGGTTCTACCTAATGCAAAACTCATTTCTTCGGGACCTATAATGTCATACCAATTAATTAAATACTGCAAATCTTCTCTGCTCCACGCCTTACCATTATTAAAGTGGAATTGTGGATTATAAAACATTCTACCTTGAGAATCATAATTAATGTTTAAATCACATTCGCAAGGAAAATCAATACTGGAATCAACGCTACTAGCTCCCAACCTTTTGCATCCTCCTTTGCTATCTTCTTTATGTTTAGGACCATTAAAACTGAAACGGATATGAAACTATAAAAACCAAATACTGCTTGTCCTATAGGTGTCATGTAATCACCCCTCTTTTTTAATATCTAACTGATGGTAAAACTTTCATTGTTCTTATGTCTACCACTGTGAAACTCTCCCAGTCTTGTGTAAGTCTTAGGTAGTTTTTAGGATTTAATCCTAACTTATCTAATGCAATTTTCTGATTTCTAGATAGTCTCTTTAAATGTTTCATATTACACCTCCTTAACCGTTATTCCATGTTTTATAGCCATTTCTTTGACTATAGATGTGTAAATCTCTATAAGTTTTTTATCTTGTGCTATAACATCTAAATAATTAAGATTATCAAGCTTACTTTTAGCAACTCCTTCTAGTGCTTGTCTAGCTCTCATATTTTCAAGCCTGGTCTTAAGCTTAACTCTTGCTCTCTCTTTCAAGGCTTTGTATGCTTCCTCTTTTGGCTTTTGATAATTCTTAAGTTTAAAGCAAATCTTAGTCATTAACCTGTTTGTTTCTCCCCTCCATGAGTTGGACGGAACTATTTCAACTACCTCTCTTATAGCTTGTACTTCTTCTTTGGTCTGTAAAACTTTATTGTTAACTTGATTAAGCTGCTGCTTCATTTCTTTCATTTGTTGTAAGCTTTGTATCAAAACATCTTCTATGCAAGTAGGTTTAGTTTCTTTAACCCTAAAATAACTTTCTTCTAATTCTCCATATACCTCCCACGCTTCATCTGTATCTAAAATTTTTGCGTGTCTTGCAGCTCCTCGATCAGTCCATAGATAAAGTATTGGTGCAAATTTTAGAGGTTCCCTACTTTCAGTTGGTAAGCTATTTTTAAATTCTTTTAACATTTGTCCTTCTAACTTATAGTAATGTTTATCTTGAATAAATCTTTTTTCATTTCTTGAAAAGTTCATTTGAATATTTTCTTCTTTGGTTCCATATTGATCCGCTAAAACTTTAGTTGTTATTATTCTTTGGTTTTTAAATTCAACTGGTATTAATTTATTCATTTCTCTTTCCTCCTTATGTTATTTACCTTTAGATCCAACAGGATTTTAGCTAGAGCTTGCCCTTCATTAACGTTGTATAACTATTAAAGCTTTATTCTACCTTCAATATATAGCTTGGCAATATATTGGGTTAGCTCTTTATTTAAATTCCTTCCACTTTTATTTATTATTCTTACTTTAATTTTCTGTTTCTTCATACTTTTCCCCTAATTGCTCTAATTTTTTTTTCAAAATCTCTTCTAACTCTAATATTTCGTTTTTCTTATCCAATAAAACCACTCTCCTTTATAGTATCTAATGCTACTCTTGCTGTTTCCTCAAAGGACATATTGTAAAGAGTAGCAAGAAGCTCTATTTTTTTTAAATTTAGTGCCGCTTTACCTCTTTCTAATAAACTTAAATGATCTGGAGTTATAGATAACTTTTGCGCCACAAATCCTCTTTTTAAACCTCTACTCTCTCTTGCTTCTCTGAGCTTGCTCATGCTTGTCACCTCCCATGTCTAAATAATATCGCAAAATGCGATATTATTAAAGTCTTAAATTGTATTAAAATTTACCAAATAAATAAATTACCTTCTATTTCCTATATATTACTTATTTTATCGCATTATGCGATATATGTTGTATTTTATATATTTTATTATCTTGAAATGCGATAAAATATATCGTAGAATATAGTCAAGGGTGGTGATTGTTTTGACTATAATATCTAAAAGACTTAAAGAATTGAGAAAAGAAGCTAATTTAACACAGCAGCAACTGGCTGAAAAAATTGGAGTATCAACAAGTATAATAGGTGACATTGAAAGTGGAAGACGTGTAGCTAGCAAAAAAACAGCTAAAAAATTAGCTGATTTCTTTAACACAAATTCAGAATATTGGTTTGATGAGAATTGTTTAACCGAATATTTTAATAAAAGAGAAAAGTATTCATCTCTTGATAGTGTAGTAACTACTTTAATAAATAAAAAAATTATAACTAATTCCAGCATTCCAGATGAAGCTTGGGAACTTATAAAAGATGCAATACAAATTGACCTAAAAGTTTTGTTATTAAATGAATAAGCAGGTGATAGATTGAAGATAGCAATATATAGCCGTAAGTCTGTTGAAACAGATAAAGGAGAAAGTATAAAAAATCAAATTGAAATTTGTAAAGAATATTTTTTAAGACGTGATAACAACATTGAATTTGAAATTTTTGAGGATGAAGGTTTCTCTGGAGGAAATACCAATAGACCAGCATTTAAACTTATGATGTCTAAAATAAAAATGTTTGATGTAGTAGCTTGCTATAAAATAGACAGAATAGCTAGAAACATAGTTGATTTTGTAAATGTATATGATGAATTAAATAAACTAGGAATAAAATTAATAAGTGTAACAGAGGGGTTTGATCCTTCTACACCACTCGGTAAATTAATAATGATGATATTAGCAAGTTTTGCTGAAATGGAAAGAGAAAATATTAGACAAAGAGTAAAAGACAATATGAAGGGATTAGCCAAAGCGGGACGCTGGACTGGTGGTAATGTACCTTTTGGATTCATATCCGAAAGAATAGAAGAAGGTGGCAAAAAGGCAACTTATCTAAAGCTTGACGAAAGCAAAAAACAACTAATTAAAGAAATATTTCAAATGTACATATCTACAAATAGCATGCATAAAGTCCAAAAACAGATATACAATACAAAAAATATAAAATGGTCTTTAAGCACTATAAAAAACATCTTAACTTCTCCAGTATATGTGAAAGCTGATAAAGATGTTGTTAAATATCTTAATAATTTTGGAGAAGTATTTGGCGAACCTAATGGACATACTGGAATAATAACCTATAATAGGAGACCATATACTAATGGCAAGCACCGTTGGAACGATAAAGGTATGTTTTATTCTATAAGTAGACATGAAGGAGTAATAGACTCTAATATTTGGCTAAAAGTACAGAGCATCCAAGAAAAAACTAAAATATCCCCTCGTCCTAAAAATTCAAGAGTAAGCTATTTAACTGGTATACTAAAGTGTACTAAATGTGGCTCCCCTATGACTATAAGTTATAATCATAAAAATAAAGATGGTAGTATAACATATGTTTATCTATGCACTGGTAGAAAATCCTATGGGAAAGAATATTGTAACTGCAAGCAAGTTAAGCAAACTATATTGGATAAAGAAATAGAAAATGCTTTAAATTCATATATTGAGTTAAACATTGAGGAATTTAAAAAAGTTGTAGGTAGTCCTACTGATACAGAAAATTTTAATAAAAAGATTTTATGCATAGAAAAAAAAATCGAAACAAATACGGTTAAAATAAATAATTTAGTGGATAAAATTGCGGTTTTAAGTAATACTGCAAGTGTTCCTCTTCTATCTAAAATAGAAGAATTAACAAAGTTAAATGAAGATCTAAAAAAAGAACTACTATTTATCCAACAAGAACATATAAACAACTCATTTGTATCTCCAGAAGAAAAATACGAAAGACTTAAACAATTTAGTACCACATTAAACACTAATAATATAGACTTAAAAAGAGAACTTTTAAGTTTTTCAGTTCAAGAAATAAAGTGGGATAGTGACGCAGAATGTATTGATATTATAATATAA